TGAAGTTATGAGCAATGCGCAGGAAAACGCACAAATTAAACTTACAGAAGCGCAGGAACAGTCTGTGAGAATCAATACGCTGCTGAATCTTGCGGCGCAGCTTGACAATGAAACGCTTATGCAGAACATATGCGAGGTACTTGATATTGATTACGAAGAAATTAAGGATAAGCTTCCGGATTTGGAAAACGCAGACGAAAGTCTTTTAGCTGCCGAATCGGCAATTGAAGGAGAAGATATATCAGACGAAGAACAGCAAACACAGCAAGCCGTACTTGACATGTTAGAAAGTTTATTAGAGGAGTTGGGTTAAATGGCATATGCAAGTAAATATTATGACCCCGTAAAGGCGCACGAGTATTATGAAAAGCATAAAAAGCTTAAAGGTCGGCAATCCACAAAAGGCATGACGAATTCCCAAAAGGAAATGGCGGCGTATGTCAAGGATAAGCTGAGTGCAGAGAAAAAGCAGAAGCTTGAAAGCGTAACCAAAAAGGCACAGGGGCAAAGAGCAGATGTTACCGCTGCTGCCAAGGCAAAAAGAGAAATGTTTGCGAAGTCATGTTCCAATATAATTACCAGTCTCAGAACTAAATTGCAAAATATGAATCCGGATCAAAAGAAGTATGCTAAGCAGCGTATTCAAGAGGAAATTTCTAAAGTACGGGAAACATATGCAAAAAGAAAAGCGGGTGTTACATCTGATGCAAAAAATCAGAGAAACTCAATAAGCACTTCTGCTAAAACGGAAAAGGCAAATATACGTACTGATTAC